GCATAGGATAGGGTAGGATTGCTCCTACTAGGTGACACAAGTGTGTCAACTCCCACCTGACCATGTCAGATGGGAGCCCACCCCCACTTCGGGTAACCGCGGTGGGGAATCGCGTAAACGCCAAGGTTGGCACTCACCTTTGCAGAATTAATTCTGCGAAGGACAGTACTCCAGTTATCAGGATCACTCGTTTCAACGAATGACCGTGACTGACACCCGTAGACCTCAAAACGTTGGTATCGCTTGTGAAAGCGCGTACGAACGCCGGGAGGCTGCAGGTATTGAGGCACTGACTCACGTATGAACGACAACACGCCGATTTCACAATCGGTTATTGGCAAAGGGCCGAGTTTTCTCTCGACCAATTGCTTAACGTACTCCGCGAGCCGGAAGTACTTCCTACTAAATGCAGCATTTGACAATGCTACATACGAGGAAGCCTGCTCAACGTTTATTGTGTTTCGATGACCCCATACCTTCTTCAAACGAAGAGGTGTGACATCGACGCCCTGGTAGGCATCGCAGCCACAGGATTCTCTAAAGAATCCTGAGGTACAGCACTTATCAGCGTTGAACAAAAGTCCATACGCCGGTAGTAACTGTAATACAGCAGGATAGACTTCCCTGTGTATTATGAGATCATCGCCGTACACGTATACTAGCTTCCTCGCCTTACGGCGGGGGAGATTGTACGTGCACGCCACGGCAGAAACCGCAAGCACATAGAAGACGAACGCCTCGACAGGAAAGCAAAGATTGCTTCCCATCGGTGCGAACTTCTTCAGTGGCAAAACGGTTCCATTAGGGAGACGAGTGGAAGTGCTACGAGTGGCCATTAAAGCCTCTAGTAGCTCAGGGACCAGCTCAAATAGTCTATCGACTAGTTGAACGGATACTCTGTCACTCGCCTCCTTCATGTCCAACGTGACCCACTCTTGGGTCAGTGAACCAGCAAGCGCTAACCGTCTGTTGATCGTTTGGTCGGTGAAATTCACCTGACCGCGTGTTAACTGATGGTTCTCGACGTGGGCCCGGAATTTATTTCCGAGACCCTGCTGAATCCACTGATACTCGAGCGGTTCACACGAAATCAACCGAGGGCCTCTTGAATCCTTGGGAACTAGAACGACTTTCGCCGTTCCGGAATCCAGGTGTTCGAGGTGCTTAAGGTTGTGGTATTCATCGCACACATGCATCAGACTGTACATGAAATACTCCGTAAAGGGGTATACACGTTCAATCTGTGAATAGATACGGGAGAACCGATGCTTTTCAGCAGGGGACTCTCCAGTACTAACCGCACCCGGGCCATGCTTAGGAGCAAGGTCACGGACGCAGAAGCGAGCGAATACAGCGGCAGTGAGCCGCTGAGCCATAACAGTTACGTTATCCATAGGTACGGAGAGGGCGTTTAAGTCCTCTTCGCACTTTACGAAAGCGTCAACCACGCATTGCGCAGCTGACGGTGTAACTGGTAATTCGAGCTTGTATAAAAAATATGCAAGCTGTCGAACTGCCTTGATACATGCCATGTCAGGATCAGCACGAAGCTGACCTCCATCGGAGAACACACCACTGAACAACCTACCCAGAAATCTGGGAAGTTGACCTGTTGAACTTCTTGCGAAGCCAATAGGAGCAGTGAATGTTCCACTCAGTAGAGCCTTGTCAAAGGCTTTTCCGAGCCGAGGGAGAGCAACAGTCAAAAACTGTAGGCCCTCACAAGAGACGCGACGTTGCATTGCTGCAATATCGCGTTTCGACTCGACGACAGAGACATGACACAAACCAGCTATGTCTTGGTACAAGCTAACCCACGAGTCGATATATATCGACGAGCTTTTCATGTTTCCCATAGGGTAAACATCTACAGCTAACCATGGACGCTTAATACCGAGACACCCGATCATGTCATCTTGTTATGACGATATAAACTATCACGATCAAAACCGCCACACTCATCCCAGCCAAAATGGCGAGGAGGAGCGGGAGGAAAAGACCACTGATAATAAGAATGATTAGAGTCTCCATAAGGAGAACCTAACCACTATCGCCAATGGTGTATGAACTACACCTCGTTATTGAACAACTTATCGCGATTCGTTGCGAACTCAGCCGCGGTGTGCACAAAGTGCGACAACCGCGTCAAGAGATCGCCGGCGATTGCCTCGGACTCTGCAGCTTGTGGCACTTCTGCCACGCACTGAATAGAGACCGTTTTGGCAATGCCATCGGATCCGACAAATGTTGCGTCAAAACGAACAAGGTGACGGTCCGCGAGAAGGGCCGCGCCAGTCGAGGCATTTTTGCCTCGATTGACTGCTTGATGACTGATAGTCATCAAGTAAGGCGACCCTAACGCAGCCGACGGATCGCTACGGACACTTTTGGTGTCCGTGAGTGATGTCAATGAGAAAGTGCGGCTTACAGCCCCACTACCCAGTGACACGATGTCGTTGGCGAACATGATTAGTTTCGTGTTCTTGGGCGAGGATTTTTAATTCTCGCCGGGTTTCTTGTTGGTGACCGGCCACGCAAGTCTCTACGTAACTGGAGCTGCTGAAGTAGCTCACCCGAAAAACGGGCGAGCCACCAGGCAACTCTATGCGTAAGAACGAGTATGGCCACGATAGTGCGGATCATGTGATCTGCGCTTTTCCGAAGTTTAACCAAGGAAGCGACTTGCGTCGCTGATTGGCAGACTTCGTTTTACGCGCATTCGCAACGAGAAGAGAGGTGCCTAACAGCACCTGCTTTAATCCTTGCGGACCACTTGACACGCCGGGTATAGTCGTTTGCGGAACAGTCCGCTCACGAATATACGAACGAATAACATTTCTCCCACATTTAAGGGGAGTACCGTAATCGGTATTAGTTAATTCGTTCAGAACCGAGAACTTCACCGAGTGGCAGAAGTCCTCAATAACGACGGGTATCTGCAGATTATCC